TGGTTGGTTGTTGATCCAGTGTTCATCGAAATGTTGAAGGACGAAGACAGCCGTCTGTTGAACGGCGACTTCGGTGGTTCCGGTCTGCAAAACGGTCTGGTCATCAACAACCTGCATGGCTTCCGTATCTATGTGTCGAACAACACTCCTAAGATCGGTACTGGTCCCGGCACTGCTGGTGCTTCTGCTCAGTCCACCAACTTTGGTGTGATCGTTGCTGGTCAAGACGCTGCTGTGGCAACTGCTCAGCAGATCAACAAGACCGAGACTTACCGCGATCCTGACAGCTTTGCTGACATCGTGCGTGGTATGCACCTGTATGGTCGTAAGATCTTGCGTCCAGAAGCCATCGTGACTGCAAAGTACAACGTGGCCTGATGAAACAGGGGAGGCTCAAAAAGCTTCCCCGTTTCTGTATCACTCATTAAAGGAAATTTAAAATGGCTAATCTCTCTCAAACCGTTGCAAAGCTGGCCCGTGTGGTCGAAGCTACTGTGACCCTTCCTACCGCTTCCGGTACTGTCACCGCTATCTCGTTGCCTGCTAACTGCCTCGTGCTGTCGGCTGGTGTTGTGACCACTACTGCCATCGCTGGCTCCACTGGTTACACCATTGACTTGAGCGTTGACTCTGCTGACGTGGTGTCTGCTCTGGACATTCAAGCCGCTACCGTTGGTGCTATCACCACTGAAGCTGCTGTGCCCGTGGGCGTTGTTGCTGCTAACACACTGGATGTGGTTGCTACCGTCACTGGTACTGCTACTGCTGGTGCTGTGCGTGTGTGGGCTGTCGTGATTGACATGACTGCTCCTATCGCCGCAACTGACGTTGACCGCGACCAACTGGCTTAATAGCTAGGTCATCTATGGGGTGGGTCGTCAAAGGCTCACCCCTTTCTTGCTTATAAAATATGTCCACATACATCTCCTTAACAAATGAATTGCTGCGACGAATGGGTGAAGTCAATATGGACTCCACAGAATTCGACGGTGCTCGAAACGTTCAAGCTTTAGCTAAGCAGGCAATCAATTCATCTGTTAAAGAGTTGATGCATTCTGCACAAGAATGGCCTTTCGCTTTAGTCACTGGAACTCAGACGCTTGCCACAGACGGTACGTCCGTTTATAGTTTCCCTTCTAGCTTCTCTAGTGTTGATTGGGAATCTTTCTATCTGCGTCAACTATCCTCAGCCAATAACGAACCTAAGCGTTTGCCTGTAATGTCTTACACGCAATACTTAGATCAGCGCCGCCCTAAAGACGATATGTCTGGTGCTGGTGGTTATGGTGTTCCTGAAGCTATATACCAAACACAGGATAGTAAGTTTGGTGTTACGCCGCCTGCTGATCAGGCTTATGTTGTCGAATATAAGTACTGGTCATTCCCTGACGACATGGTTGCGTCCACTGATGTATGCATTGTTCCCACTCGTTTTGACAACGTCATTATTGATGGTGGTATGACCTACATGATGTTGTATCGTTCTAACGAACAAAGTGCTGCCATTCATCGTGACAGGTTTGAACAGGGTATCAAGACTATGCGCCGCTTGTTGATGGATGAGCCGTTGTCCATGCGTTCAACGATGATCGTGTCATCGAACATCCCACAGCGAGTCAAATAATGGCAGATCGCATCTCAGGTTTTAAAGTTACATCGATTGGTGGGATGAACACCAACCGCGATGTGTTGTCGCAAGGTGAACTAGAACCCGGCACAGCTACACAACTTATCAATTACGAACCATCTACCACTGGTGGTTATCGTCGTATCAGCGGTTACGCTAACAACTATGGCACAGTGCCCGGTAATGGCGCTGTATTAGGTGTTGCTGTTTCTGAAGGTATCAACAACTCCATCTTTGCTTGTCGCAAACCGTCATCTGGTACTTCCTACTTTTACAGATGGAACAATGCGACATTGGATTGGGTAGCCATTACGACTCCCGGTACTGTCACTATGGTGGGGGTTAAAAAGGTCAGGATGATTCGTTATAACTGGGTAGCGAGTAAGTTGTTTTTGACGGACGGTATCAACCCTGCTGCCACATACGATGGCACTACCTATACACAGGTGACGCACACCAATGCACCTGCTGCTCCTAAGTTTGCTGCAGCGTTTAAGAACCACATGTTCTTATCGGGTAATGCTGCTGAACCATTCAATCTTTACTTCTCCGCACCACTTGCTGAGACAGATTTTAATCCAGCCAATGGTGCTGGTGTCATCAACGTTGGTTTTGAAATTGTTCAGATCAAACCTTTTCGTGACACACTTTACATCTTCGGTAAGAATGCAATCAAAGCCCTGCAGGGAACAAACATTGCTGACTTTGTAATCAGTGAAGTCACTACAAATTTGGGATGTGTAGCCTCTGATAGTGTGGTAGAACTTGGTGGTAATCTGCTGTTCTTGGGACCGGATGGTTTCAGACCAGTTGCTGGTACTAACAAGATTGGCGACATTGAGCTTGAGACAATATCCAAACAGATTCAATTCACAATCAATGCGATCTTGCAAGAACTCGTTGCTGAAACTCTCGACCCTGAACTGATCAGTTCTGTTGTTATTAGGAAGAAGTCACAGTTTAGACTGTTCATTCCTTCTGAAGGAACATTTGGATTGCTCGGTGGATTGAGACAGCGTGAAGGTGGATTCAGTTTTGAGTATAGTCAGTTGTTTGGTTTTCCAGCAACTTGTGTTTCGAGTGGTTATATAGGTGCTGATGAATTTGTAATTCACGGAGATGCTACTGGTAAAGTGTACAAGCAAGAAACAGGATCGTCTTTCGATGGTGATCCAATCTTGTCCATCTACCAAACTCCACATTACTATTTTCAAGATCCTACAATTCGTAAGAACTTTTATAACATTACAACGTTCTTGAGAAGTGAAGGTAATGCATCAATTTCATTGGGTGTATCGTATGACTTTGAAGACAGTCAAAACGTTTTCAACCCAGCCAACTACACTTTGACAACAACTGGTGCTGCTGCATATTACAACGAAGCTGTGTATGACGCTGCTGCTATTTATGACGGCAACCCATCACCAGTAGAAAAGACAAATATTTCAGGCTCTGGTTTTTCTATAGCTTTTAAATATGTGACAAACGATACGAATGCTAGTCACACTATTCAGGGGTTGGTGTTGAACTACTCCATGAATGATAGACGATAAGGAACATCATGACAGGTTATGTAAGACAATCTTCAGCAGACATCGTACCAACAGGCGTTGTACGTGCTGCCCCAATCAACAACGAGTTGAATGCACTGCGTGATGCTTTTGAGCAAACGGCAGGACATAAACATGATGGTACAGCAGCAGAGGGTCATTACGTCCCTTTGATTGGTGATTCTGATGCAAAGAACAAAGTAGCTGTTGACACTGTGAACAACCGTGTTGGTGTGTTTGCTGAAGTCGGTGGCACTTCTGTTGAGCAAGTGCGAGTTCAAGATGGTGCTATTGTTCCTGTAACAGACAACGACATTGACCTCGGTACTAGCTCGTTGGAGTTCAAAGACCTGTACATTGATGGCACAGCAAACATTGATAGCTTGATTGCTGATACCGCTGACATCAATGCAGGCACTATTGACAACACTGTTGTTGGTGCAACAACACCTGCTGCTGCGACAGTTACTAACCTGACGGTCAATACTGCTGCTGTCATTGCTTCTGCTGACATTAACGGTGGTACTATTGATGCTACAGTTATCGGAGCTACAACTCCTGCTGCCGCCATTGTCACTAATCTGACGGTCAACAGCGCAGCCGTTATTGCTTCTGCTGACATTAATGCTGGTACTATTGATGGTGCTGTCATTGGTGGTAGTTCCGCACAAGCAATCACTGGTACAACCATCACAGCCACTACAGGTTTTGTAGGTGGCTTGACTGGTGCTGTCACTGGTAACACTACTGGTACACACACTGGTGCTGTTGTTGGTAATGTCACAGGTGACTTGACAGGTAATGTCACAGCCTCTAGCGGTTCTTCCTCGTTCAATGATGTTGTCATCAACGGCAACTTGAACATGAATGCTGGCACCACTGCCACCATCATCAACCTCACATCACCAACCAATGCAGGCGATGCAGCCACTAAAGGTTATGTTGACACTGCTGATGCGTTGAAGGTTGCTAAAGCTGGCGATACCATGTCAGGTAACTTGGCAATGGGTGGCAACAAAGTTACTGGCTTGGGTGCTCCATCCTCAACAAGCGATGCTGCAACCAAAGGTTATGTTGACACTTCTATTGCTGCGGTGCTTGATAGTGCTCCCGGTGCTCTTGACACATTGAACGAGTTGGCTGCTGCTCTTGGTGACGATGCCAATTTCGCTACAACTGTTACGAACGAAATTGCTACAAAAGTGAGTAAGGCTGGCGATACCATGTCAGGTGCGTTGGCAATGGGTACTAACAAGATCACTGGTCTTGGTAATCCCACACTGAGCCAAGATGCAGCAACAAAGACCTACGTTGACACTGCTGATGCTCTCAAGCTTGATTTGAGTGGCGGCACTATGTCTGGTGCCATTGCTATGGGTACTAACAAGATTACTGGTCTTGGTGATCCTACAGCAAACCAAGACGCAGCAACAAAGACATATGTTGACACTGCTGATGCTCTGAAGCTTAATTTGACTGGTGGCACAATGTCTGGTGCCATCGCAATGGGTGCTAACAAAATCACAGGATTGGGCACACCTACTGCTGA